GTTCTCTGAACCGAGAATTGATCCCGTCATATGGTGGTAACTATCTGGCGGACAGCATTGACTTCCGTCCTCTGAAGGATTCCGCTGGCGACTTCACTAGCTTGACCGTGTTCGGTGAGACGATTCGCCCAGGCGGCTCGATTCGCGCTGATATCACGTACTACCTGCCACGCAAGGACTTGATCGTTGTTTACAAGGATGGTACGTTTGCTGATGTGCGCGGTGAGCCTAACATCAAGCCTGTTCTGCCTGAAGTGCCGAACGATGCGATGAAGTTGTATGAGCTGACTATCCCTGCCTACACTTACGATCCGTCTGACGTGATCGTGAAGACTGTGGATAATCGCCGCTACACGATGCGTGACATCGGACGCCTTGAATCGCGTATCTCCAACGTCGAATACTACACGACTTTGTCTCAGCTGGAAAGCGCGACGAACAAGACGCAAGTGATCGACCCGGTGACTGGTAACAACCGCTTCAAGAACGGATTCGCTGTTGACGGCTTCAAGAACTTCAGCCTAGCTGACTTGGGTTCTCCTGAGTGGGCCGCTTCTATGGATCTGGCCAGTGGTCGTCTACAACCTCAATTCGTTGAGAACGGTCTGGACTTCACTGACGGTACGCTCTCAAACGCTGCTAAGCGCACGAAGGTGTACACGAAGGCTTACACGGAAACTCCGGTTGTGGATCAGCCATACGCGACAATGACAATCAACATCAACCCGTTCGCGGTGTTTACGTGGGTTGGTCGTTTGACGCTGAATCCGGATCGGGACTTCTGGAAGGACGTTCAATATACCAATCCGATTGTGATCAACAACGTGGTGAACCTACGCGGTAACGCTGTTCAGGGGACTGTGTGGAATTCTTGGAGCTCAACCAGCACCGAGAATCCGACATTCCAAACCTGGTGGGGTGGGCGTGGCGCTGTCGACACGAATACGACAAACACGTATCGTGATACAACTTCGCTAGGCGTGACGACGACATTTAACGATGTCACTCTGACTAGCTCAAGCGAAGCTCTGGTCAGCACCCAAGTCCAGTACTTCATGCGTTCGATTGACATTGAGTTCGATTGCACTAGCTTCCGTCCGTTCACTCGCATCTATCCGTTCTTTGACGGTGTTGCGGTGGCTACGGAATGTGCGCAGTACGGTAAGAACTTTGGTGATCCGATTGTTACTGATACGAATGGTCGTGCTACTGGGGTCTTCCGGATTCCAAACCGCGACGACATGCGATTCAAGACTGGCACGTCAGTGTTGCGCTTCAGCGATAGCCCGACAGATTCTCGTGATCTGACCACCGGTGCGACGACTGCGGCCATGAACGTGTTCACGTCAGCTGGCTCGCTGGATACGCGTCAGACGACAACGACGAACACGACTGTTCTGAACTATACGCAGAGCACTCAAGTGAATCAATCACGACAGTTGATCAACAGCGTTACGGTTCAGCCGGTGTTTGAAAATGCTGGCGGCGGTGGCGGCGGTGACCCGATTGCTCAGACGTTCATGGTCATGCCTGCGGGCGGATCGTTCGTCACGAAGATTGATATTTTCTTCGCTACCAAGGCGGCTAACATCCCGGTCACGCTTGAATTGCGGACGGCGATTGCTGGTCTACCTTCAAGCGACGTTATCTCTTACGTGACTCTGAACCCGGACCAAGTGTTTACATCTGGTGACGGTACGGCTCCGACTTCCTTCGTGTTCAATGATCCAATCTATCTGGAACAGGGTGTTGAATACGCAATCGTGTTGAAGGCGGAAACGCAAGAATATACGGTGTGGATCGCGGAACAAGGTCAGGTTGTGATCGGTCAGAATATGGCCCTATCCAAGCAAGCGTATATCGGGGTGTTCTTGACATCCTCAAACGCTTCAACTTGGAGTCCGGACCAGACTCGCGACATGAAGTTCAAGATTTGGCGTGCGGTGTTCTCCACAGGTGCTTCAACGGTGACGTTCAACTCCAAGGCTCCGGCTGCGGTTCCGCTGACGTTCAACGCTCTGAATACTACTTCCGGAAGCGGCACGGTGGTTGTGCGTCAACGGTCCCACGGTCTGCGGGTTGGTGATACGGCGACGATTGCTAACGCGGTTGCGGGTAACGGTCTATTGGCCGGAGCGCTGAATGGCGTGAAGACAGTGACTGCGGTGACTCTGGATACATTCAGCTTCTCTGCTGGCTCCAATGCTACGGCAACGGGTACGGTTGGTGGAAGTGGGATGACTGTGGTTGCTAACTGCCCGTACAACATGTTCTTGAACAACGTAGCGGCTTTTGCTCCGGCAGGTTGCGATGTGAAGTGGGAATATGCCTTCCGTAACCAATCTACTCGGATCATGTCTGGCTTCACTTCAATGGTGCCGTCACAGACGATGGCTCTAGTGGCTGAAGGTGTGGCACGAGGCGCTGGCGACCTGCAAATCAAGGCTACTCTGATCAACGACCGTGACAATCTGTCGCCGTGTATCGAGAACTCTGGGTTCAACGCTGTGCTGATCTCCCCACGGGTTGATCAAACGGCTAATGTGTTCACCTACGTGTCGCAAGACATCAAGTTCGACAACCCGACGACGCATGCACGAATCCTGATTGGCGCCCGCCTGCCTGGTAACTCCGGTATGCGGTTCTACATCAAGGAAATCGACACTGCTGACCAAGACGTTGCGGCAACCGCATGGGTGGAACTGCAACCGACGAATCCGATCACTAACAGTGAAGCGTTTGTGGAGTATGAGTATCAACTAGACGGTGCGTTCATTGGCTACAGGGTCAAGATCGAACTGACTGGTGTGAATACTAACCCGCCGTCACTGTCCGACATTCGGACACTAGCTTTTGCCTAAGTAAGAATAAGGGGTGGAGTGTAAACTCCACCCCATTATTCCATAGGAGCATGAAATGATTAGAGTCAAGGATGAACCTGATCTGGTGAGAACCTCAAACGGCGCAATCCAGAACATCAACGCCGACGAGTACAAGGTGTTCATCGCAAAGCGTCGTGCCGTTCTCAGCACTCAGTCACGACTAGAAAAACTGGAACAAGAGAATCAAGAGATCAACGGGAAGTTGGATCTCATTCTCCAACTGTTGAGCAAAGGATAAGACATGAAACGACTACAAAGCTGTGCGGAGCTAAAGCATAGCGTGCTCCTGACCCTAGGTCACCCCTACATCAACGTGAACCTATCCGATGAACATCTTGATATGTGCATTGATAAGGCTCTACTTTACTTCTTCAAGTACAGCCCATACGGCTCGTATGAGAACTTCTACGTGTACACGGTCACAGCCGATGACATCACCAATGGATATATCCCGGTTCCGAAGTGGATCGACGCAGTGGTTGAAGTCCTACCGCGTGGGATGTCGATCAGCGATCTGTCATTTGCGACCGCTGAATATCAGATGTCTCGTGAGACCTTCATGGCAGCCCAGCGATTCAACAACGTGTCCCTGGTTGACTACGTGACGATGAAGGCGCGTCTATATAACACGCAACAAATCATCACCCCGGCTCGCACATTTGAATTCGTCCGGTATCAACGTCGCCTGATTCCGACCTTCACGATCAATGAGGGTAACATCCTAGCGATCAAGGTCTATGAAAACGTGGACCCGGAAGGCGCTGATGATGACAACACAATGGTTATCGAGTCTGAAGACCTTTGGGACGACGAAACCCTGAAGGAACTGGCGGTTGCTGAGGCCAAGAAGACCTGGGGCGGGATCATGAAGAAGTTTGGCTCAGTTGTCCTTCCGGGCGGCGTGACGCTAGACGGTCAGAAGATTTATGATGAAGGCTCTGAAGAATGGGCTGTCGCAAGCGCGAAGATCATCAACGACAATCCTATCGACTTCTTCATGGGGTGATAGGTGAGCTTTAGGGCTGGCGGAATCCTCCGGAAGGGGATTTTACCAGCCCTGTTCGCGCATCGCTCCTAGGCTCATCTAGGTGGATGCGCGCTCATGCTAAATAGGTTAAAGAGATAAGGAGCGGCCATGGCTATAAACCTCATGGGGAATTACAGAAATACAAACGAACATGACCTCATGGCGGACCTCATCGAAGAAGCTATTGAGCAGCGCGGTGCTCCAGTCCGCTATATTGTTCGTGATACGATTAACCCGGACTACTTGCTAGGCGAGTCGTCCATGTCAGATTTCACTGAAGGCTACAACCTTCCAATGTTTATCGAATCAGTTGAGCACTTCAACGGTAACGGCGACATCTTCGACATGTTCGGAATGCAAAAGGTTGACTCATCCATCTTCCAGGTCGGTGCCCGGAAGTTCAAGATGGAAGTCACTGACAAGGCGAACATCGACCGGCCACGCGAAGGCGATTTGATTTATCTGGGCTTCTCGGATTCCCTGTGGGAGATTGAGAAGGTCAAGATGGATCTGAAGTATTACCAGCTGGGCAAGAACTATTCATACCGTCTGGTGTGTAAGCTGTTCGCATTCAGCCACGAACAAATTGATAATCCTGAGAGCGATTTCGAGACTATTGGTAAGTCTGAGGCGCTGGACGATGCGGGCCTGAAGAGGCTTCTGGGCATCAACCCTGATCGTCTGGTTGAAGAGGATGAAGTGATTGAGGAAGCCATCCGGCCTTCCACTGTTACTCCCGATCCCGAAAACTTTGGATTTTAGGAGTAAATGATGGGTCTATTTGGACTAGAGAATCACTTCTATCACGGGTCAACGCGGCGCTACGTGTCGCTGTTCGGCTCCCTATTCTCCGACATCTACATCAAGCGGGTGTCTGACGATGGGACGAGGGAAGATAACATCAAGGTGCCGATCCGATACGGAAATGGCAATATGTACCTGAAGGTTCCCCAGGATGGATCACGCGAGACCAAGCAGGTCTCAAAGGTTCTCCCGGCGATGGCCTTTCAGCTAGACAATATCTACAAGGATGTGAACCGCAAGACGAACCCGATGAATCGGATTCAACACGCCACATTCGAGGATAAGACAAGCGACACCCGGAGGTTTCAACTGAACCGGGTGCCCTACAACTTCATCTTTGAACTAAAAATCCGGACGAAGAACACGGACGATATGCTACAGATCGTGGAACAGATCGTTCCCGCGTTCGATGGTAACGTGTCCGTGACGGTCAACGATACGACCGGGGTGGTTCTTGAACAAGACATCATCATCGTTCTGGACGAGGTTTCGATGGAGGACAACTTCGATGAGGAAATGCAAAGTCGTATCATCGAGTGGACACTAACCTTTGAACTCAAGGGTCATATGTACAAGCGTACCCAAGATGGGCTGATTGTTCGTGAGGTTGACTTCATGATGGGCCAGAATTTTGAGTCGATGATACTGACTGATACCGTTGATGACCAAGGCTTCACAAATGAAAAACAACTGCTGCTATCTAAGATGACGGAAGTCTTTGCTGAGACTCCGAGCACACCCATCAAGAAGGTGAACAGGAAGCGCAAGAAGGAAGTATAAAAATGAGTCACACAATGTCTGAACGCCTGAAGGAAACTCTGGGCATGCTAGAAAAACAAGGCGTGGAAGTCCGGGAAGCCCCGGCCTACGACACTACAGAGGATGGCGAAATTGTCGGCCCTCGTGGAAGCGGGGCGGTCATCCCGTTCGTTCCCAAGCAGGTTGCGACATCAATCCCAGAATCTGAGAACTCAGACATTCGTGATGACTATGTCACTTCCCGCAATCTAACCCACACCCTGATCGACATGGCCGGTCAGGCGCTTGAGGGCGCTCTAAGTGTGGCTGTTGAAACCCAGCATCCGAAGGCTTACAGTGTCTTCAATGAACTGGCTACGACCATGCGCGGTCTGTCAAAAGACTTGCTGGAAATGCAGAAGATTTACAAAGAGATCACCGCTGAGAAGGCCGCACGCAAGGCGGCTGAGGAAGCGGCTGCGAAGAATGCAGGCACCACAAATCAAACCGTCAACATCACCACTAACGCATCGTTGGCCGAAGTGCTCAAGATGATGAAGGAAGGCAAGATTCCAATGCCTGTTCAAAGTGGTGAGGTGATCGATGGCTAAGGACATTCAATACGCGCCGTATAAGGACGGCGGTGGACACCCATTCCCCGTTGCTGACGTCAACCTACCGTATAAGGATTGCTACAACGGTAACATTCTGATCAAGAAGGCTTTCTCAAAGGCTGACTTGACATATGAGCAGCAGATCGAAGCCATCCGTTGCTCAGTTGATCCGATCTACTTTATTGAGAATTACTGCCGCATCGTCTCCTTAGACGAGGGTATCATTCCATTCCGGTTGTTTGAATACCAGAAGGAAATGATTGAGATGTACAAGGAGCATCGCTTCAGCTTGACCCTGACCGCTCGTCAGATGGGCAAGACCGCTGCGATGGCCGCGTTTATTCTTTGGTTCGCAATTTTCCATGAAGTGAAGACCATCGCCGTTCTAGCGAACAAGGGCGACCAGGCTCAGGAAATTATGGACCGGATTCGGATGGCGTTTGAATATCTGCCATTCTTTCTTCAGCACGGTGTGAAGGTCTACAATAAGCGTCGTATCGAGTTCGACAACGGCTCAGTGATCTTCTCAGCCGCTACGTCTGCCTCAGGTATTCGTGGCCGCTCAGTTGACCTTTGCTACATCGACGAAGCCGCGTTTATTGAGAATGACTTGACGTTCTACGAATCCACGTACCCTGTGATTACGTCAGGTAAGGACTCACGCGTGATTATGACCACTACGCCTCGTGGCGCACGTGGCATGTTCTACATGCTGTGGCGGGACTCGATGGCTGACCGGAACTTCTACAAACGAATCGAAGTCATTTGGAATCGCCATCCGAAGCGTGATGAGAAGTGGAAAGAGGAAACCGTGGCCAACATCGGCTACAGCCGGTTTGCTCAGGAATTCGCTTGTAAGTTCCAAGGCTCATCCGGTACGCTGATCCCCACGGAAGTGCTGGAACGGATGCAGTGGCTGAATCCGATTGAAGAGGATGAATATTTCAAGGTCTACCTGAAGTACAACCATGTGTACGTCCAAGAGCAGGTTGAGGATGAGGAAACGGGAGAGATGGTCAACGTCATGGTCCCACGGCCGTCAGAGACCAGCCGCCGCTATATCGCAATTGCCGACCCTGCCGCTGGCTTGGGTCAGGACTATTCCGTTTGTACGGTTCTTGACGTGACCGAGTATCCATATCGGATCGTTGCGAAGTATCGTAACAACGAAATCAGTCCGCTATTGTTCCCGCATACGATTCTAAATATCTGTATGACCTACGGCAATTGCCCTGTTCTCGTGGAAGCGAATAACGACGTTGGTGGCCAGGTCACATACATTCTCTATTATGAGCTTGAATATGAGAACATGATTCTCACTTCAAATTCAGAACGCGCTATTGGCGGTTTGCGGGAAGGCGGTAAGGGCAATCAAGCTCTGCCTGGCGTCCGTACTACCAAGAAGGTGAAGGCCATTGGCTGCTCAAACCTGAAGACGATTCTGGAGAATGAACTACTAATTATTGAAGATCAAGAGACTATCGAAGAACTGGGCACCTTCATTGCGAAGGGTTCCAGCTATGAGGCTGATGAAGAGTGTCACGACGACACCGTCATGCCGCTGGTCCTATTCTCTTGGTTCATCAAGTCGGAACTTTTCAATGAGTACTGCGGTAACAACATCGGACAAGACCTCTATAAGCGCAACGTTGATAGAGCTTTGGAAGACATCCTGCCGTTCGGATACATTGAGAGGGCAAATGAGGAAGTTCAAGAGTACACCGAGATTGTCGGTGGATACGCTGTGAACGTGACTGAGGGTCGCGCAATGACATTTGCGGAGTGGATGGAGAGTTAATTGTTCACTCCTAAATACCTCTAGGTTACACCTTTAACAAATGTTACAATAAAGGAAAGTTAAATGCTATTTCTATCACCCGCAGTGATCACGACAGAGGACGATCAGACCCTCTACGTGAAGGAAAAATCAAACAAGGTTGGCGCTGTTGCCGGCGCGTTCCAATGGGGCCCTGTCGATGAGCCGATCCTGATTACCAACGGCGAAGAAGAATTTGTCGCAAAGTTCGGTATCCCTAACTCGGCCACGGCCAAGTACGTGATGCCTGCTCTGGACTTCTTCTCGTATTCAAAGAGTGCGTGGATTGTCCGTCAAGTCGGCCCTACCGCTCGCAACGCTTTCCCCACAGGCCAAACGGCTCAGCTCATCAAGAATGCAGCTGCGTTCGATGTGGCTAACGTGACGGGTTCAGACTATGTTGCTCTCTATCCTGGTACAGCCGGTAACGGTCTGATCGTGGATGTGTGCGATAGCGCGAGCTTCGACAACTGGGAATTCCGCAATCGCTTCACCTACGCTCCGCAAGCTGGTGAATTCAATATTGCCGTGATCGACAGCACAGGTTTCTGGACTGGCGAAGCCGCGAAGAAGCAACGCGAAGCCCTGACCGTGTCCGGTACTGCCTCTGGCACGAGCCTGACCGTGTACGGCGTGGCCGTTGCAGTCGCTATCTCTGACACCGCTGCTCAAGTCGCAGCCAAGATCGCCGGCACTGCTGGTTTCGTGGCTCTGTTCGACAGCATCGTGGTTTCAGGCGCGACTATCAGCTACAGCCAAAAGACCACTGGTCTGAAGGCCAAGAGCACCCCTCCTGCCACTTCAAACGGCATCGGCTTCGCGGTTGACGTGCTGGACTATGGTCGTCTGGGTGGCGTGCTGGAAACGTATGAACTTCTGGAGGACAGCCCTACCGCTAAGTTCGCTGACGGCACGACGAAGTATTTTGTCGACGCTGTGAACCTCCGTTCAAAGTTCGTCCGCGCTGCTGACCGCTCAATCTCCCCGACCGACAAGACTATTGTTCTGTCCGGCGGTGTGGATGACAATGCGATCATGGTTGGTACTGGCTTCCAGGAACTCCTGAACAAGGAAGCGTATGACGTGCAATTCCTGATTGCCGGCGACGTGACCGAAGCTGAACAGAAGATGATCATCGACGTGGCTGACACGCGTGGTAACTGCCAAGCCTTCGTCGCTCCGCGACTGGCTGACGTGGTCAACAACAAGAACAACGAAGTGGCTTCCGTTCTGGACTGGCGTAAGAACCGTCTGAACAAGGACAGCACCTACGCTGTGTCTGTTGACAACTGGGGTTACATGTACGACAAGTACAACGACCTGTACCGCTGGGTTCCCGCTACGGGCGGCACGGCTGGTCTGTTCGCCCGCACGTTCCAAGAGAACGATCCTTGGATCAGCCCGGCTGGTCTGACACGCGGTAAGTACAAGAACTACAGCAAGATGGCTTGGTCAGCTTCAGAAGACAGCCGCAACGCTCTGTACCCATACGGCGTGAACAGCATCGTGACCTTCCCAGCTGAGGGTATCGTGTTGTTCGGTGACAAGACTCTGACGCAACGTCCTTCCGCCTTCTCCCGTGTGAATGTCCGCTGGGCGTTCATCGTGGCTAAGGAAAGCGTTGCTGCTATGGCTCGCTACTTCCTGTTTGAAATCAACGACGAATTCACACGCGCTCAGTTTGTGAATGCCGCTCGTCCGTTCCTACGGAACATGAAGAACCGTCGCGCCTTTGAAGACTTCCAAGTCATCTGCAACGCGAACAACAACGATGGTGAGACCCGTCTCCAGAACAAGATGGTGGTT